GTTAACCAAATCTTTGAACACGCATTTGATGTCAATATAGATCTTCAGACTTTTAATCCTAATCTAAAAACAAGCTACCAGATAATACAAGATGGAATTACTGCGATAGATGGATATTGTCAGTTAAAAGCTATTAGTAATGTAGATGGTCTTATAAACTACGAAATACAAGCTACTGGTAAAATAGGAAACCTATTTGAGAAAATACGAGATAAATATTTGCAAGACTTAGACTTTAGTAGCTTAGATCATACTTGGACTGAAACAAATGTTGTTAATAGCTGGACTGCTTCATTAGGTCAAGGTTATGTATATCCTATGATTGACATAGGTGGTAGAACAAACTACGATATTTGGAGTACAAGAGATTTCAAACCAGCAATATATTTAAAGCAGTACATTGATACTATACTAACCGAAGCTGGATATACTTATGATAGCACTTTTTTTAATAGCGATTTATTCAAACGACTTATTGTGCCTTATGGTAGTGGTAAAATCTTACTTGATAATGCAGCTATATTATGTAAAGAGTTTAACGTACAAAGAACAAGCCAACAAGTAGTACCTTGCCAAGATCTTAGCGACCTAAGCAATAGCGACAATAGTAGATTAATATTTAATAATGATGCAAGTTTATCTGGATATCAAAACAGAGTTATTACAGATGGCGGAGTTATAGAAAGTTTATCTTGTGCTGAGGATTTATTTGATTTTACAGAAGATTATTACAATACTTGTACGAACGAGTATAATGTTGCAACTGGCATCTATACTGCTACCGATTCTAATAAGATGTCATTTCAAGGATTAATAAACTTTGATTTAACCTATACTGATAATCAACAAAACACAACAGCTATTCTAAATGCCCATAGGACTGGTAATGATTTAATAGCAGAATTGTATTGTTATTTAGTAGAAAGGAATGGCAGTACATATTCTCTAAAAGATATGTTTATTCTTGACTTTACTGAAAACGCATTGGCAACTCCTTTACAATCTGGTACAAGCACAGACATTATACATAACGTAGGTAGTTTTGTAAGTGGAGAAATTGATGTTGTTGGTGGTAGAGAATACTTTGTATGTGTTGGTAAGGTTGCTTATTCGTCAAGGATAACCGTACTTAATGCCACAAGAAGATATGAAGAAACAAATTTTGCCGACTTTAATTTTACACTTAACGCAGACAGCACATTTGGTAGTAAATTACTGGAAACAGAAATAGCAGTTGGCGATACAATAGATACTCGCTTGGTAGTACCAAAGCAAATTAAACAATCCGACTTACTTAGTAGCATAATTAAAAGATTTAATTTATATATTGACTATGATCCAATAGATGAAAACAAACTAATAATAGAAACAAGGGATGGATTCTTAACAGATGAACGAGTTAATTTAGAGTATTTGGTTGATAGATCTAAAAACTACAATATAAAACCTATGGGATCGTTAGATGCTGGTAGGTTTATCTTTAAAGACCAATTGGATAAAGATAATTTAAATGATACTTACAACAAAGTTAATGATGAAGTTTATGGTCAACTTACTTTAGATATTCAAAACGACTTTTTAAATGCAGATAAAACTATAACTACCATATTTGCTCCAACACCATTACAAACAAGGAGTGGAGTAAGTGACAGAGTTATTTCATCGATTGAGTTTGTAGATAAGAATAACCAACCAGCAGAAGCAACAGCTAAGATACGATTATTATATTGGGGTGGTCTTTTAGATACTCAGAAAAATTGGTATATAGGCTTACCTTTGTTTGGTGGAACTACATATAGCCAATACCCTTATGCTGGGCATTTAGATAATCCTTTCAATCCTACTTTTGACTTAAATTGGTTTGTACCTAAACAATTATATTATGACTTCAGTTATGGAAATAAATATGTTTTGTCTTATTCTAATAATAATTGCTACAATACGTATTGGAAGAAATTTATAGAAGAAATAACAGACAAAAATAGTAAGATACTTGAGTGCAATTTAGCATTAAGACCATACGATTATCAAGAACTTAATTTTAGAAAAAGTTATTATATAGACGGATCTTATTGGAGATTGCTAAAGGTAGAGGACTTTGATGCAATGTCTGAAGATACAACAAAATGTATATTTCTGAAAGTAGAACCAAAAGATGCGTTTGTTCCAGAAGTAAAAGCTGTAAACGGAGGTATAGATGACTTTGTAGATGATACACCTATACCAACTGGAGATATGCTTGTATTTCCAAATGGAAATAGTGGTAAGGCGCAAGATAGATTACAATTTGGAGATAATATAAAAGGTGGTACTCGTTCAATAGTTGCAAGTGATAATGTAGAACAAAGTATTGTGTCTAAAAATAATATAATAGTAGGCAGCAATAATAGTAAGGCTATGGCTGATAATGTAGCGATGATAAATAGCTCATTTGTCGAATCTAATAGAGCAGACGAAGCATATATTAATGGCTTGTTTGTAGAAAAGCTTGAATACATAGTATTGCCTTATGATGTACTTACCAATCTTGAATTAGAATTAAATATATTGCCCCCTTTGTCAGATGACGAATTTTACGAAGTAACGAGAGGTTATGTTAGGTTAGATGGTAATGCTGCAACTGGCGGAAGTCATCAAGTAGATATAGTTACAGACGATGCTTCAGAGCATTTATTAGCTAAGATTGCAAGCTCATTTTTTAATACAAATAACAATACAGACCTTATTGAAGTGTTCGCACACAATACAACCCCTATACACTTTGGTAGTGGGCTTAAAATAACAACCAATAATAATATGACGTTTGACGTTGGAACGCAATTAATAATAAACTTAGTGTACAGAATAATTAAACTATAATATGGCAGCAGATAAAAAATTAGCATTAGACTTAGCAATAAATCTCCAGAAAGGAGATATGAGCATAGAAGATCTTAACAAGCAATTAGAAGAAGCCAAAAAACTACTGGAAGATGTAGGCGAAGAAAGTAGCGATGAATTTAAAGCGTTAAGCCAAGTCGTTACAGATACCGAAAAGTCCATCGAAGATATGAATGGCGAGTTGTCTAAAACCAAAAAAGGTTTTGAAGATACAGCAGATGCACAGAAAAAAGCTGGACAAGGTAGTAATATATTTTCTAAAGGATTAAAAGCTGTAGGGGTAGGTCTTAAAGCATTAGGTATAGGTATTGTCGTTGGTGCAATTAAATTATTCTATGATGCAATATCCAAGAATCAAAAAGTAATGGATGCACTTAGTACTGCTCTTGGTGCTATTGGTATATTGTTTGAAAAGGTATTTTCTGTTATATTCAATACCGTAGAATCTGTATCCAAAGCAAGTAATGGTTTTAGTGGATTAACTGCTGTTATGAAAGGGTTAATGACTATTGCATTAACTCCTATGAAACTTCTATTTAGTAGTATAGTATTAACTATTAAACAAGCTCAATTAGCGTGGGAAAAGTCTTTCTTTGGAGGTAAAGATCCAGAGAAAATTAAGGAACTAACAGCCGATATAAAAGCAACACAAGAATCAATACAAGAAACTGGAAAAGAAGCTGTCGAAGCTGGTAAAAGTGTAGTCGATAATATGGGCAAAGCAGTTACTGAAGTAGGTAGCGTTGTCGGTGGAGTTGTAGAGGGTGTGCAAGAGATTAGCATTAAGGGTGCAGTAGAACTTGCAAAAGCAAATACGGAACTTAAAAACTCGGCAGCTATTGCAGCAGCACAACAAGGTTTACTTATTGAGAAATATGACCAACAAGCTGAGAAATTAAGACAGACCAGAGATGAAGAACGAAATAGTTTGTCAGAACGTAAGAAAGCAAATGATGAGTTAGCTAATGTTTTAGATGAGCAAGAAAAGGCTATGCTGTCACAAGCAAGTTTACAAGTCGCAGCAGCCCAAGCAGCAGTCGAAGCAAATGATAATACTGAAACACAAACTGCGTTAATAGAAGCACTTGCAAATAAGCAAGGAGTGTTAGCACAAGTCGAAGGATTAAGATCTGAGCAAAAAGCAAATGACCTTGCGTTAGATAGAGAACGTATGGAGATGGATAAGGTACTATCTCAATCCGAAGCAGATTTGGCTTATCAAAGAGAATTATTTGATGCACAACAAATAGAAGATAAAGTCAAACAAGCAGAAGCTATTAGAGATTTGGAGATGAAGCGTCAAGAAGAGGAGAGGATAAGGCTACAAGAAATAGTAGATAATGCAAAGGTAGAAACTCAAGCTAAGGTAGACGCACAAATTGAATTAGATGCTTTTATGGAGGAAAGCAGACAGAAGAATATAGAAGCAAACGTAGCAGTATTGGAAGCAACGGTAGCAGCAGACAAAAAAGCAACTGATGATCAAATAAAAAATGCTGAAGAACTAAACAAGAGAAAAGAAGAACTTGCACAAGCTGCATTTGGTGCATTAACGAGTATAGCAAATTCGATAGCTACTGGAAACGAGAAAGAGCAGAAAAGAGCATTTCAAATTAATAAAGCAGTCAGCATAGGTCAAGCGATACAGAATACTGCAACTGGTGTCACTAAGGCTTTTGGTCAAGGTGGTGTGGCTGGTTTTGTTACTGGTGGATTGGTAGCTGCTGCTGGAGCTGCACAGATTGCTACAATAGTAAATACTAAATTTAAAGGTGGAGAAAAAGGTGTTGAAAAACCTACCACCTCACAAGTCAATCAAGCACTTGGTGGCGGATTAGCTGGATTACAACCAAGAGGATTTACAAGCCCACTTTTAGATACTGGAGCACAGACCACAAAAGTTATAGTTACTGAAACAGATATACGCAACGTATCAAGAAACGTAGATGGAGTTTACAGCAGAGCAACCGTAGTACAATAGATTTCCTCTTTTTGCCACAATAGGTATATATAGGTAGATGGACTTACCTTTCATAGAATTCAAACTAACCGATGATGTAGATGGACTACAAGCAATCGCTTTGGTAGACAGCCCAGCAATAGGACTAAACTATCAAGCATTTGCTCCACATAAATTTGAGGTTATTAATGAAGATAAGCGTATTGTAATGGGAGCTGCTATGGTTCCAGATCTACCAATTTATCGTAGAGACGAAAGGGGAGAATATTACGCTATTTTCAAAAAAGAAACTATCAAAGCACTCGTACAAAAATTATTTAAAGAAAACAAACACAATAATTTCAACGAGCAACATAACGCCTTTAAGATACTTGACGGAGTTTATATATATCAATCCTTTATAACTGATGCCGAGCTTGGTATCTCAGCCCCCTCTGGTTTTGAGAATGTAGCTGACGGAACTTGGTTTATCGCAGCAAAAGTGGAGAATGACGAAGCGTGGGCTAAGGTTAAAGAGGAGGGAATACTTAAAGGTTTTAGCGTTGAGGGTGTATTTGATCTTGAACCGTATAAATTTAAAAAGATGAATAAATTAAACTTAGAAAGTGTTATAAGCACTTTAAAATCTGTGTTCGCAGATGCTGAGGTGGATGAAACTCCAACAGAGGAGAATTTTGAAGAAGCCACTTTGGTAGATGGAACTATTGTAAAATGGGAAGGTACACTTGCAGAAGGTACTGCCTTAGTTGTTGTAATGCCAGAAGGCGAAGTTGCAGCTCCAGACGGAATTCACGAGTTATCTGATGGTACTATCATTGAAACTGCTGGTGGTCTTGTAGTAAACATACAAGCTATGGGCGAAGAAGTGGAAGAAGAAACATACGATAATGAGTTTACTTCTGAAATGTTAAATGAGATGATTGAAAAAGCTATGGCACAATATGCTGAAGCGTTTACTGCATCTTTAGATCTTATCAAGTCTGAGAACGAAACTTTGAAAACAGAATTGGCTGAGATTAAAAACAGCAAAGACGAGTTAAAAAATGAGTTTTCTGCTACACTCAACAAAGTAGGAGAGGAATTAGAAGAAATTGTAAAGGCAGAGCCATCAACATCTTCTAAGCCACAAGAATTCAAGGCACTTAGCAGAGCAGAAAGAGCTGCACAAATGGGTGCTATTATAAGAGCAAATAAATAAATAAAATAGAAAAATGAGTTTTGATGTATCAAGTTTAACGAATTACGTTAACGAACAATCGACAGACTTAATCTCAAGATTATATTTTGAGAAAACGTCAAGTGATTACTTCACACTTCAATCTGGAGTAAAGAAAACAGATGCTTTGCATCTATTAGCAGTTAGTGCATTTCCACAAGATGGTTCTTCTTGTGCTGTGTCTGCTTCTGGTGATGTGACTTTCTCTGACAGAAACTTAACTGTTGGACAAATCACTTACTTTAGTGGATTTTGTATGAAAGACCTTATTCCTAAGTATACGCAAATTATGCTTAGAGCTGGTAATGCTGAAACTGAAGATATGATGTTCGAATCTGAAGTTGCTGAATCTGTAATTAAAACAATTATGGAGCATAACGAGGTTGCTGACTGGCAAGGAGACACTACATCTGCTAATGTTTACCTTAACAGATACGATGGTCTTAACAAGATTATTGACGCTGCTGGTACTGCTGTAGATGGTAATACTTCTGCTGCTACTTCAATTACTGCTGGTGCTTCTGGTAACATTGACGGATTGATTACTGATATCTGTAATGCAAGACCAGCAAAAGTTAAGTCTGCTGCTAACCAAGTATTATTCGTAGGTCAAGATACTTTTGATAAATACGTAGATACTTTGAACGCTAAAAACCTATACCACGTTAACGCTACTGATTGGGCTAACTATACTACCTCAATCGCTGGTAAGAACGTTACATTAGTAGGTGTGGCTGGATTAGACGGAACAAACAGAATGTTCTTAGGTACACAAGATAATTTCTTCTTAGGATTCGATCTTCAGAACGATGAGGAAGAATTTGATATGTGGTACGATAAGAAAGACGATAAGGTATATTACCGAGTTAAATTTAAAAGAGGATTACAAGTAGCATACCCAGATGAGATAGTTGAATTTACATTAGCCTAACCCTTAAAATAAAAAAGAGATATGGCGTGTGATTTAACAACTGGTTTTAGCGTAGGATGTAATGATTCTATTGGAGGTGTGGCAGAATTCTGGATAGCAAATATGCCAGCAGATTTTGCAACAACTTCTGATAGTGATGAAGAAGTTACTGCACTTAGTGGTACTGGCTTAGGGTATTACAAGTACGAATGTACTTCTGCTCAAGGTGCTGCTTCAGTAATGAACGACAACCCAACGGTAAACGATGCGAACGGAACAAGCTTTTTTGATCAAACTGCGACTTACATTCTCAACAAAATGGAGACTGCTAAACGTAACGAGGTTAAAATGATAGCAAGAGCCAAAATGAGTATTATTATCAAGGATAATAACGGTACTTATTGGCTAATGGGCGAAACTAACGGAGTGAGATTGGTTAGTGGAGACAACGGAACTGGAACTGCTTTAGGAGATAGAAACGGATACAGCCTTTCTTTCCAAGCACAAGAGCCAGAACCAATGAAAAAGGTTACTGCGACTATTCCAGAAGCCTAAGAGATCTAACTCTAAATAGAAATACAAGCCCACTTCTTCATTGGGGTGGGCTTTTTTAAAATATTAAAATGGACATAATTAATAAGGATACCACAAATTATATTTATTGCAACATTTCTAACGAAGTTGAAAACACTTACTACACTATGACCATTGAAACAGCCGAGTACGAAGTAAACGTAACTTTGGCAGCTCCAGTAGGGGTAAATAATAGGTATGTCAAGTTTACGTTAATAGAAGGCACACAAGATCTTCCTAACGCTACAATAGAATTACCTAACAACGGAGATTATCCGTATAAGATAACAAATGCAACTACATTAGGGGGAACTGAAGGGATTGAGATACATAGGGGCATATTAAGGTTGAAACAACCACAAGAAATTGTATATTCGTACACAGACGAACAAAACACATATATTTATGAATAAGTTTCCAGTAATAACGGAATTTGCTTCAGCAGAAGTACCATTATTTTTAGAAAAAAAGAATAAGAATCTTGTATATTTTGGTATTGATAATTTATACCCTTTTGAACTTATAGATTTATACAACGATAGTAGCACACATAATGCTATTATTAATGGTAAGGTAGGCTATACGGTAGGTAATGGATTAGAGGGCGAAGATATAGAAACAAAAAAATGGTTAAGTCAAGCCAATATAGATCAAGATTGGACATCTTTAATGAAAAGTTTGTCACTTGATTATGAATTATTTAATGGCTATGCTATTGAAGTAATAAAAACCAAAGTAGGTAACCAATACCACCACATAGACTTTGCAAACATACGTTTAGGATTAGATGGTACAATACAATACGCAGATGATTGGATAACTGATAAAGGTACAAGAAACTATAAACCAAATATTCAGTATTTAGAAAGATATAATCCAAGAAATCCAGAACAAAAAAGAGGTGTTATTTACCACGTTGATTACAGACCAAATCTTAAATACTATCCTTTGCCAGTTTATGTAGGGTCTTTGGCAGAGATTAAGACGGATGTACAGATAGGCGATTACTGGCTTAATGAGGTAGAGAATGGCTTTGTAGGTGGAACTTTAATACAGCACAACAACGGAGTGCCAGAAACTAAAGAAGAAGCAGAAAAGTTTGAAAAAGCATTCCAAGAAAAGTTTGGCAAGGCTACTGGAACAAAAATCGTACACTTATTCAGCCCAGCAAAAGACAATGGTAGTGAAATAACTAA